GGCCGCCGTCAAACCGGCCACTGACGGTCTTACCGCGCTGCAAGCGGAATTCGCCACCCTGAAGACCAAGCTCGAAAGTACCGAGCAGCCGCAGGGCTTCTCGCGCCAGCTGGCGACCGGCGGCGGCAACGCAATGGTCACAGACTGCTGAGCTGACCGCTCCTCAACCCCACTGAAGCTTCCCAGGAGTCCGCCCATGCGTCGCGAAACCCGCCTTGCCTTCAACGCCTACCTTGCCCAGCTGGCGCGCCTTAACGGCGTAGACCTCGCAACGGAGAGCTTCTCGGTGGCGCCCAGCGTCCAGCAGAAGATCGTTGAGCTGATCCAAAAGTCGTCGACGTTCCTTTCGAAGATCGCCTTCGAGACCGTGGTCAACCAGGAAGGCGACAAGGTCGGCCTGGGCGTGACGCGTCCGATCGCGGGCCGCGTCAATACGCGTGGTGGGACGCGCCGCACGCCCACCGATCCCACGGATACCACTGATGGTGGGCGGTACCGCTGCGAGCAGAGCTTCTACGATTCGGCGATCAGCTGGGAGCGCTTGGACGCCTGGCGCCACAAGCCCGAGTTTCAGCAGCTGATCCGCGACGTAATCCTGAAGCGCCAGGCTCTCGATCGTATCCTGATCGGCTTCCACGGCACCTCCGTCGCACCGACCACCGACCGTGTCGCGAACCCGCGTCTACAAGACATGAACAAGGGGTGGCTCTACAAGATCCGCACGTACGCGCCGGCCCGCGTCCTGGACGATGGCGCGCTGAGCGGCGCAGGCAAGGCGATCTACGTAGCGCCCACTGCGGACGCGACCAAGCGCGACTACGTCAACCTTGATGCGCTGGTGCAGGATGCCAGCACCTTGCTCGACGAATGGCATCAGGATGCCGATGACCTCGTCGTCATGACGAGCCGCGATCTCGTGCACGACAAGATCATGCCGATCATCAACACGGCCGGCAACACGCCGACCGAACAACTCGCGCGCGACACCATCCTGCGCTCGGCGAGCCAGCTCGGCGGGCTTCCTGCCGAGCGCGTGCCCGACTTCCCGGCCTCCTCGCTCCTGATCACCAGCTACAAGAACCTGGCGATCTACGAGCAGGAAGAATCGCGCCGCCGTTACGTGAAGGATGAGCCCGAACTCACCCAGATCGCTAACTACGAGAGCGTCAACGAGGCTTTTGTTGTCGAGGACTACGGCAAGTGCGTCCTCGTCGAGAACATCGTCCTGGGTGAGAAGCCGGCCTGATCGCCGGCTGACCCTCCGCTATCCGATCCTTCCGACAGGACACGCACATGAGCCTCGCTCGTCTCCACAAGGAACGCATCCTTGCTTCCCTGACCGTTGCGTCGGCTCCCGAGGTTGGATCGGACCACGCCCCTGCTGTCTCGGCGTCGACAGCAGGGGCGACTAACGCCGCGCCCGAAGATCGGGCCGCCGCGCAGATCGTCCTGCGACTCACGCATGACTTGCGCCGCCTCAAGGAAATCCGCTCGATCGACAAGAAGATCGAGGCCAAGCGCGAGATGCTGCCCGAGTACAAGGCCTGGGTTGAAGGCGTACTCGCCGCGGACGCAGGCACCGGCACAGGGATCGCCGCCGAAGTGCTGCCCACCGTCATGGTCTGGCTGATCGACACGGGCGACTATGCCGGCGCGCTGGATCTCGTGCCGTTCGTCCTGCGCCACAATGTGCCGATGCCTTCGCGCTATCAGCGCGACGCGGCGACGATCGTCGTGGAAGAGATCGCCGATGCCGCGCTCAAGGCGCAGAATGCCGGCGATGCCTTCCCGGTCGACGTGCTGCTGCAGGTGGAAGAGTTGACGGCCGATCTCGACTTGCACGACGAAGTTCGCGCCAAGCTCCTGAAGGCCATTGGTGTTGAGCAGCTCCGCGCGGCCGAGGAACTCCCGGCCGGCGACTGCAAGGTAGCCTTGGAAGCCACGCTCACCATGCTGCGCAACGCGCAGCGCCTGAATGACCGCGTCGGCGTGAAGGATCGCATCAAGCGCGCTGACAAGCTCCTGGCCGCGGCGATCGCGGCCGAGACGAACACCGAACAAGGCGGCACAGCCCCCGATCAGGGCGCCGCCTGACAAGCTCGCCCCCGGCGCTCAGGGGCGGATCGCGCAGCGCGGGAGGCCTTCGGGCCGCAGGGCCGCGCCTGACCCGATCCCCACCCCTGTTAGCCGCTTGGCGCGGCTCTGGAGAACATCATGAGCAGCTTCGTCGCGATCCCTTCCAAGAGCGACCTGCAGCAGCCGCCGGCGCCCGAGGCGACCATCGTCAACAATGGCTTCTTTCCGGACGTCACGCCGGCGGCCGTGCGCGAAGCTGCGCGCATCTCCGACACCATCACGGCACCGCGGCTTCGCGCCGCCATCCTCGGCGCGATCATGACTGCCGAGATCGACCTGCGCGCCTTCGCCGCTGCGTCGATCGCCGCCGGCTACGCGACGCTTGCAGCCGTGCCCGCGCCGCAGCTGGACGGCGAGAGCGTGCAGGTTATCCGCTACCAGCGCGCTATCGCTCTCTACGCCAAGGCTGAGCTGATCGAGCGCCACCGCGACTTCGACATGACCGGCGCCGGAAACGCCCAGGCCGACGATCTCACGGCCTCGATCGGCGAGCTGCGCCGCGATGCGCTCCACGCCATCCGGGACATCCTGGGCAAGTCGCGCACCACCGTCGACCTCATCTGATGCCGGCGGAACAGCGCCTCACGGCCAAGGCCGGCGACAAGCTCGACCAGCTGCTGTGGCGCGAGGCCGGGCTCGGCCCCAACGATCTCACGCGCGTGCTCGAGGCGAACCCAGGCTTGGCCGACGTGGGCGCCATCCTCCCGCTCGGCACCATAGTCATCGTGCCCGCATCCCCAGAAACCAGCACCGCGCGCGTGCTGCCCCTCGTCCAACTTTGGAGCTGACCTATGGACCCGCGCCACTTTCTCGAATCCGTGGCCGAGCTGCTCGGCTCCCTTGCCCCGTCTCTGATCGGCTCGGCCGTCGCCCAAGCCTGGAAGACCGGCCTGACCTGGCGCCAGCGCTTCCTGCAATGGATCGTCGGCTCGACGGTCAGCTACTACGCCACGCTGGCGATCGTCGCGCTGACCGACTGGAACGGCTTCGTCGCGCAATCGATCGCTTTCGCCATCGCCCTGCTCGCCTTCGACGCCACGCCGCTGCTCGCCAAGTCCGCGACCGATATCCTGGTGAGCCTTCCCGACCGCTTCGCCAACCGCTTCCTGCCCAGCAAGGATTGACCATGGCCAACACCATCCGCCCTCGGGCGCTCGCCAACCCGGCCGCCTTCTTCGCCGCAGCTCGCGCGATCACCGGCAGCTTGTCACAAGCGCAGGTCGCCACGATCAATGCGCTGCTCAATGCCGCGGGCGCCGCCGCTTGGCCCGTCGGGTGGCTGGCCTATGGCCTTGCTACCGCCTGGCACGAAGCCAAGCTCACGCCCATCCGCGAGTGGGGTCTCGGGCGGGGCAAGGCCTACGGCAAGCCCGGGCGATACGGTCAGCCGCAATACGGGCGCGGCCTCGTCCAGCTCACGTGGGACTTCAATTACGAGTGGGCGGACAAGGCCCTTGGCCTGGGCGGCTCTCTCCTGCGCAACTTCGATCGCGCGCTAGAACCCGACATCGCCACCCGTATCCTGATCAAAGGCATGCAGGACGGCGCCTTCACCGGGCGCAAGCTCGGGCAGTACATCACCGACCAAGGCACGCCCGAGACCTTCGTCAGCGCGCGGCGTATCATCAACGGCACCGATCGCGCCGAGGACATTGCCGGCTATGCCATGCGCTTCCAGGACGCGCTACGTGCCGGAGGGTGGGGCTGATGCGCAAAGCCGACAGCCTGCGGACCTGGCTCACCGCCTGCATCGAGGATTTCGCAAAGCAGCCCGAGCGACTGCAGATCTTCATCGAGAGCGGCCAGATTCTCGCACGCAAGTCGCGCACCCTGTCGTTTGTCTACCAGTACACCGCCAAGGTGCTGGTGACCGACTTTGCAGGCGATGCCGACCGACTGTTCATTCCCGTCCTGGCCTGGATCGAGAAGGAACAACCCGAGCTGCTGCAGCGCCAGGACAGCCAGCCCTTCGGCTTCGAGGCCGAGTTGCTCGACAGCGACGTGTCCGATGTCGAGATCTCGATCGACCTGACCGAGCCAGTCCTTGTCATGCCCCGCCCGGACGGCAGCGGCTACGATACCGAGCACCCGCCCGCGCCCGATTTCACCAACGCGTTCACGGGTGCCGAAGGCGTCACCTTCCTGCAGGGCTTCGCGCACGTCGAACCGGTGATCGCCAGCGGCGATCCCGGTGCCGTGCTGACACCAGGCATCCCGCCGACGCCATGAGCAACGATCTAGCCGAGCTGGAGCGCATAGCCAGCGCACTCCTGCGCGGCCTATCGTCGGGCCAGCGCCGCACCATCATGCGGCGCATGGCGCGCGAACTCGCCATAGGGCAGCGTGAGCGCATAACCGCGCAGCGCCAACCGGACGGCTCGGCGTTCGCGCCACGCAAGAAGAAGGCGGCGCCGGTCACCGGGCGCGGCGCCGCATGCTTCCTCTATCCTTCGGGCGGCAGCGGTGAACCGCGCCGTGTCATCATGAAGAGCTTCGCCTGGGGCACAGGGCGCATGATGACCGGCTACGACATCGAGGCCGGCGCGATCCGCTCCTTCGAGTTCGACAAGGTGGTCAAGTGGCTCCCGGTGCCAGAGCAATACCGCAACGCCGGCGGCAGGCTGCGCCGGCGCGGAAGCTTGCGCAGGCGCGCCATGTTCCGCCGCCTCGCCACCTCGCGCTTCCTGAAGACCGGCACCGATGACGCCAGCTTTTGGGTCGGCTTCTCGGGCAAGGTTTCGCAGATCGCCGACGTCCACCAGCACGGCCTCCGCGATCGCCCCTCGCTTCGCGCGAAGGCGGTGACCTACGCCAAACGAGAACTGCTCGGCGCCACACCGGCGGACCGCGAGCGCATGCTCGATCTGCTCTACGATCACGTCGCATCAGCAGTTTGAGAGGGAAAGGCTCGGCCCTCGCTGCAGGGTGCGGGGGATGGGGGGAAACGCCGCGAGGGCCGAGTACAAAGTCTGAACAGACTGATTTTGCCGGTACTACTCCGAATGCGACACGATGGTTCCCGCGCTCGGCCATCCGAGGCATCACGCGCTCCATTTGGCTGGCTGCCTGTCCAAATGCCGGGGCATGGCGCT